ATAAAAAGCGTAACCGACACAACCTCTATCTTTACGCAATAATCCTAAGTGTCATCTCCCCAACACTGGTCCAACAAAGAGTTCTTGCTGAGACTGTTGGCGGCGTTAGCGCCACTGCTGCTCCTGTTGCTAATTCCTCTGGTTCTGTTACAAACCAAGCAATCCAAGTCTTACAAGGTCCATACATCACCAACACCTATGGTGGTGGAATCCAGTGTCAAGGACCAACCCTAAACTTTACACCCTACGTCACTGGTAGTGTATCAAAACAACTACCTTATGAACCATATTACAATGATCCTGTCTATGATATGAGAGACTTGGATGAAGATGGTTCGCTAGATAATCCTGGTGATGTTTTGTATTATGTTCCAACTAGAACTGGACAGAAGGATAACTATAATCTTGGTTTAGGATTTTCTGCTACATGGTCTCGTCCTTTGGATAAGAAGTTGCAGGATCAATGTAAAGAAGCAGCTGCTGCTAACATCGAACTGATGAAGCAAACAACTGCTAATAAGAGATTAGATTTTGAGATTGCAAGACTAAAGAACTGTGGAGAATTGCTCAAGCAGGGTATCTACTTCCATCCCAAATCACCTTATTATAAGGTATGTGCTGACGTTGTGGTTATGAATAAGAATGCTATTGCACCTCATATTCACTCTATCCCTTCGGTTTCAGCACCGACCTCAGTGCCCGAATCGCCTGTGTCCTCTCGCGCTGAAGATCTCGGCGGTCCCTTACGGACAGGACGGGAACAGACTTCCCCCTGATAGCAGCAATCTTTGTCATAACTTTTTTTACCGTTGGTTTGATAACCTTTAGTAGGATATCTGCCAGCGGTTTTGCCATAAGTGCTGATGCTGTTGCCACTACAGCAATACCACCAGTGGTCATGACAGCACCAGGACTAGGAAGACCAGCAATGATCTGCTCTGGTATAGGCACAGGTTCTGTAATCTGAATACACTGATTACCAACTAACTGATAGTCAGTAACCTTCTTTCTAAACCCTTCAATGTATGTGCCGACAGGTTCCTTCGCTGCTTGTGTTGGTGTGGGGCAGTCCACCTTAGCAGTAGCAGCGGGAGTTTTAGGTATCGGTAGGTCAGGTGCTTCGGGAGGTTTAGGTTGCTTTGTATCTACCTTCGGACGCTGAGTAGGCAGCATCTGATTGGGTTCAAAGTTGGGAGGATTGTATGATGGAACTTGCCCATCACATAAAACCATATTACCTCTAGGGTCAACCTCCCTAAGGTCATCAGTCTCTCGTGTCTCTACACATCCAGGTATGTCTACGACTGGAAACCCTATATCGACTGTTACAGGCATAGGGTATCCTGTAAAGACTTGTGGAATGGAGGGATCAAAAATATTAATTTCTGGAATGGGTTTTCCAGTTACTTTGATTTCATTTATCTCCATCTGTAAATAATCCTATGATGCCACTCCAAAGATGGAAGAAGAAGACATATAAAAAGAATTTGCCTTCAGCATCTCTGGACTTTCTTCTTGATGTAGTCATAATTAACAATCATTGAATACTTTACCAACTTGACTTCCAACATCAGATCCAACTCGCTGACCAAGTAGGGTCATCCATCCTGCAGCCAACCATCCTACATATGGGATATTTATTACAGCAGGAACAAGAGCACCTGCAGCAATACTAGTTCCTGCTAGGGCACCTTGAGATCGTGCTCCAGCGTCCGCCCTGATACACTCTTCGTTTTTGGCATTGTTCTTTCCCTCGCCATCAAAGGCACCTCCTAAGTTTCTAGCGCCATCCATAGTATACTGGTCAGAACGATATTCTCTACGCTGTTCTGTCTTAGGACCGAACCAACCACGTTTGTCTGTGTTTACATTTAGAGAGCGTTCGGATTCTAGAATTCTGGGGTCATTTGCACGGTACTTAATTTTGTAACCATCTCTAGTTGCCTCAACTTCATATGACGAATAATCTCCCTGAGGAAAATTTATGACAGGATATTGAGGTCTCATTAAATGACCAAGAACACCTATATGAGCAATACCAATTAATCCACCTATACCAATAACAAACCATTTAATAGGTTTGGATTCTTTTTTTGGTGTAGGTTCTGGATAATAATCTCCAGGTTGTTCTTTTTTGAATATCATGGTAATGATATAGCAGGACCTGTAGCACTAGGTAGTGCTGGTGGTTTTGGCATAGCAGAATCAAGCATTCCAGGAAGTGCTTCTCCGACTGCTTCAGTGACTGTTTTGATTGCCTTCTCTCTTGCCTCTTCAATGAGAGTATCTTTGTTCAAATAAAGATAAGCACTACCACCAACAACAGCAGCGGATACACCGAATGATAATAATGCAAGTAAGTTGATTAATTTTTGCATTTCATTGCACACGATACACGCATTTATTTAGATGACATGTTTGCTAATTTAAGGTATAATAAATATTACCATAGACGTAATAATTCGGAATATTAATGGGCACCTTCAGGAAGTCTCTTAAACTTGGGAAGAAATCCAGACAGATTGAAGAGAATTTAAAGAGATTAGATAAAGAATTACAAAAGACGGGTGCTCTTGAAGAGTCTGGCAAGAGTGAACCAGTTCGTCTTGATGAAACTTCTAGGAAGTTTGACTGGAGAAGAGAATTCTTCCCAGAGAAAGATCAGTATGATATGGTTAATTTGCTGTACGAAGAAAGGCAGCAAAAACTCAAAGAGGCAATTGGTGAAGAAAAGATCAGAATTGCTGAAGAAGTTGAGACTCTTCGTGAAACTGTAGAGAAGAAAAGAGAGCTTCGTCAACTTCAAAAAGTTGATGCTCATCTTGCTAGTATTGACGTAGAGTTTTATAAACTGCGTGATGATCTTGTTGAGAATATCAACGAGAATATGTTCCCCAACATTCCTGCTATTGAGGAGAAGTTGGATGAGATTCTTACCGTGTATGGTAAGTTAAGTGAAAGAATTTCTGAGGGTTTTCTTAACGAACCAACTGGATCTGCTCAGGGTGGAGATCCTCTTGCTAAAACTGACTTCGTAACCTTTGAACAGTTAAAGCAACATTACTCCTTATTCTTAGATAGAATCTCTACACAACTTGCTACCCTTGGTGGTGGCGGTGAAGTAGAACTGAAGTATCTTGACGACGTTGTTGGTATTGCAACTAATCCATCTGCTTATGATGGTAAGTATCTGAAGTATAACCACGCATCTAGAAAATTTGAGTTCTCTGATGTTGGTCCTATTGGCATTACAACAGAACTCCAGACCCTGAACAATGTCATGGGTCTTGGTAATACTTCCAACCTTGGGATGAGTGTTGGTGTATCTACTTTTGGAGGCACTGTTGTTGTAGGTGGTGCAACCACTGCTTTGGTTGTAAATGGTGATGTAAGAGTAGTTGGTGTTCTTACCGTAGGATCTGGAACAGTAACAATTGATGGTGATAATAATACAATTGGTATTGGTACTGTTACTCTTGATGAGGTAAAAGTATCTGAACTTGAGAATCTTACTGGAGATACTGGTAACTTCTCTGGTGATGTGAGAGTTGCTGGTGTTCTTACAGCGATCTCTCTTGATTCATCTAATGTATCTGTTGCTGGTTCTATTACAGGTACAACCTTCTATGGTGATGGATCTAATCTGACTGGACTTTCCGTTGGTGTAGGTACAACTAGTATCAGTACAGAGTCTATTACCGTATCTGGTATTGTTACTGCGGCTGGATTTAATGGACCATTCTTCGTTGAAGAATCCATTGATGATTATGCATTCTATAATATCCCTACCCTGTATACTCAGGTAGGTGGTAATCAGTATGCTCGCACCATGGTTGATAGTGGTGGTCTTCAATTCAACCCTGGAAATAATGAACTTTGGGTATCCAACAGTGTTCGTATTGGTGGTGCAACTGGAATCATCACGGCAACCTCATTCTCTGGAAGTGGTGCATTACTTACTAATTTACCTGCTGGACAACTTACTGGAGCACTGCCAGCAATTGATGGTTCTCAACTGACAGGGATTGTATTTACTGGTGGAGATACTGTATTCACTGGTGTTGTCACATTCTCAAATAATACTGAGTACGCCGATAATAAAAAAGCAACCTTTGGTGCATCAGCAGACCTTCAGATTTATCATGATGGTGCTGGATCTTATATCTCTGAAGTTGGACAAGGTGATCTTGTACTGAATTCAAACGGAACTAATATTGACATCAAGTTCAACAATACAGAATTTGGTGCCAGGTTTATGGACGGTGGTGGTTCTTATATCTACCACAATAATCTTCTTAAACTGGAGACACTTGGAACTGGTGCTACAACTTATGGAACCCACTATGCAACTTCCTTCTCTGGAAGTGGTGCATCTCTGACTGGTATTACTACAAGTCAAATTACCGACTTTGGTAATGTTGTCTTTGGTATTGGTAACAGCACAAGTGTCAATACTACTGGTACAATCACTGCAAGTGCATTCTTTGGAGATGGATCTGCCTTAACTGGTATTGCAACTCCTGCATTTGTTACTCAACAGATTGCAAGTCTGGTTGACTCTGCTCCAACGACTTTGGATACACTCAATGAGTTGGCTCAAGCACTTGGAGATGACCCTAACTTTGCAACTACAACTACTAATCTGATTGGAACTAAAGCATCTCTTGCTGGTGCTGCCTTTACTGGATCTGTTAGTGTAACTAATGGAAATCTAAGTATCGGATCTACAGGTCTGTTTGCATCTAGATTGTATGCAAAAGAGAGAATATACGTTGGTGATAATGAAGATATTCGTCTGTATCAAGTAGAGACTGGCAATCCAGTAACTCTAACTGAAAGTTATCTTGATCTTGCATCTACTAATTTTGCAGGATCCATGGGTATCATTCGTCATGGTAATCGTGTTACTGCATATGGTGGAAGTTTAGAAATTCAAAATGGTGGTGGACAAAAGTCTGCTGTATTCAATAGTGGTTGGAGTGGAGTAGATCTTTACTATAATAGTGTTCTTAAGTTCTCTACAACTGATAGTGGTGCTGGTGTTGTAGGTATTCTGACAGCGACTAGATTTGTTGGTGCTGCTACTAGTAACATTATTCCATTCCTTTACAATACACTCGGAGATCTTCCCGCTGCTGCCTCATATCATGGTGCATTTGCACATGTTCATGGTACTGGTGGTGCATATTATGCTCACTCGGGTAACTGGGTAAGACTTGTTAATTATGATATTGGTGAAGGAAACGTATCCATTGGCACCGCTAACTTTACAACTACTGGTAATATTGCTGCTGGTATTGTAACCAGTAATAGTGCTGAGTTTAGTAACTTAAGACTCGGAACATTTGGTCTTAACAACATCTATGCAGTCAGTGGTCCTCTTTATCTGGATTCTGATGACAATCAAGTTGATATTGTCAATAATTTAAAGGTTAATGGTATTAGTACATTCTCTGGAAGAGTAGTTGCTAATGATATTGTTGGTCTCTCTAGTGCAAACTTCGCTGGAATAGTAACTGCACAATCCTTCCGTGGCGATGGTTCTCAACTGACTGGTATTGGTGCTACCAACCTTAACAGTCTTCTTGATGTTAACGTACCATCTCCTTCTGCTGGTCAGGTTCTGAAGTGGTCTGGAAGTGAGTGGCAAGCAGCAGCAGACCTTACTGGTGCTGGTGGTACTGGTATTGGACTGTCCGATCTGTCGGTTACAACTGCACCTGTAGGTGTCTCCTCTCTGTCTTATGACAATACTTCTGGTGTATTTACATATACTCCACCAAGTTTTGCTGGATACCTGAGTAATACAATCACTCAAAACGTATCCATGAGTAATGGGTATGTCTTTACTTACGACTCTTCCGCTACTGCAAGATTTGGATCTATTGGTTCAAATGATTATGGTGATATCTTCTGGGGAACTGACAGCAGTGCAACAGGATTCCACATCAAAAATAATGACTTTAATGGTGCTCTCTATCTCACCAATACTGGTACAGACGGTGTATACATCAGAGCAACTGCAACTGAACTTGGCGCATCATTCAAAGCAAATGCAGAGGCAAGTCTCTATTATAATAATGTTCTGAAGTTCTCAACTTCTGGTATTGGTGCTACAGTCTATGGAAGTCTCCAGATTAACGGTAATACAAATATTACTGGTATTATTACTGCACAGGAGTTTAAAGGAACCTTTACTGGTACTGCAAACTTCGCTTCTGTCGCTGGCGTTGCAAGTACTGCAAACTATGCAACTGAGTCAGTAACTTCTGGTTACGCTGTTGTTGCTGGTATTGCTTCTAACCTTACTGGAACTCCAAACATCACCGTTGGTGAGATCAATACAACTGGTGGTCTATTTGTTGGTGCTGGTCAGACTTCTTCCTTCGGTGACAGAGTTACTGTAAGAGATGACCTTAGTGTTGAAGGTTCTACACCTACACTTAGGATTCAAGATTCTGATAATGCAGAGAACTATGCATACATGCAGTATGACAGTTCTGCTGGTCCTGCGTTGCTGTTTAGAACTAGAGCATTTTCAAATACTCCACACTTTATCTGGCAGTCTGAAGCGGGTGGTGGAATTAATAACACTCAGTATCTCATGTATATGCAGGGGGGATCTCCTGGGGCATATAACCATGGATATGTTTCCCTTGGCAGTACAACTGCTGATGAGAGACTACATGTTGGTGGATCATTAAAGGTTACCGAGAATATCACTGCTGCTGGCATTGTTACTGCAGATGTTATCAAGGCAACCACTGGATTTGATGGACCATTCTATGTTCAAGAATCTTCTGATGATAATGCATTCTACAATATTCCCACACTGTATACACAGGTTGGTGGTAACCAGTATGTTCGTACCATGGTTGATACTGGTGCTCTCCAGTTCAACCCTGGAATTAATGAACTGTGGGTATCTAATAATGTTCGCATTGGTGGTGCAACTGGAATTATCACTGCAATAGCATTCTCTGGAAGTGGCGCATCACTTACCAACATTCCAACCTCAATTATTGCTGGCACTGGAATCACTGTCAGTGGATCTACTGGTGCTGTAACAATTAGTGCTACTGCAACTGGAATCAGCACAACTGAAACTCTGTTAACTGGCAACATCAATGCTGTTGGTGTTGTAACCGCAACTCAGTTTGTGGGTGATGGTTCTGGTCTTACTGGTATTGTTGCTGCTGGATCGGGAGTTGTCATTCAAGATGAAGGTGGTTCTGTTGGTACAGCAGGAACAATTAATTTTGTTGGACCAAACGTTACTGCCACTCTTGCTGGTGGAATTGCAGATATCACAGTCAGCAATGCTTATGCACAGGTCGCTGGGGTTGCAACATTTGCACAGAATCTGTCGGGAACTCCTACTATCAATGTAAACAGCATCTTTTGTGATGATATTAGTATTACAGGATCTACTCCTTTCTGGAAACTTCAGGATATAGATGCATCTCAAAATTATGTCTACATGGAGTTTGATTCTAGTCTTAATAATAGTTTCTTCTTAAGATCTAGAGCATTTAACAATACGCCTGACTTTAGAATACAATCTGAAGCAGGTGGATCTATTAATACTAATGATTATATTACCGTTAAAGGTGGAGCTCCTGGTGGTGCTACAGAGGGATTTGTTGGTTTAAATACAACATCCCCAAATCAAAGACTGACAGTTGCTGGAAACATTAATGCAACTGGTTTTATTACCGCAACAACCTTCTATGGCGACGGTTCAAATCTGACTGGTGTTGTTGCCGCTGGTAGTGGAGTTGTTATTCAAGAAGAAGGATCTACTGTTGGTACGGCAAGCACTATTAATTTTGTTGGTGCTGCCGTAACTGCAACTTTCTCTGGTGGGGTTGCTACTGTTAACATCAGTCCTGCAGTATCTACTGGATCTGGCGGTAAGTTCATTGACAATGCTGCTGGTATTCACACTACTTCTGCAGTTGGTGTCAAGACTGAACTTCCTAGGTCTGACTTCCAGGTTGGATCATTTGGAATGCAATCTGGAATTGGAACATTTGTTGCAGTAGTTGGAACTCCTGCAGTTGTGGATCAGTTCAATGTCTCCACAAATGACTTTAAGACTGCTGAATACACCCTCCACATTCAACATGCAAATGGAATCCAATCACAGAAGATTCTTGTAATGCAAGATGGTGTCGGAGCATACTCTAATGAATATGCAATTATGCATTCGTCTACCGATCCACTTGTATCAGTTGCTTCTACCATTAGTAGTGGAACCTGTCAGTTACAAGTAACACCATTAACAGGAACAACTGGTATAACTACATATAGATTCTCTAGAGGAACTCTGCTCTGATAAGATATGGAAAAGAAGCGTTACGCCGTTGGATGTACTGCCCCAGAAGATTGGCAGTACATCCATGAACTTCTGACACAGGATGGAACATTGGATGACAATATTCCATCCGATGCTATTGCTGTTGATGATTTAAAACAGCATAGTCCTACCAGAGCAGTTTATCTTTTAACCGATGAAGAAGCGGCATTAGTCGAGGCACATGAAAAGGTCTCCTATTGTCATGAGGCAATGGAAGATTATTCACCACCAGCACTAGAACTTCAAGCAGCAGTTCAAGATTTTAGATATGTTGGTGTAACCACTCATTATCGCGCATGGCAACCATTTGGTCAGCTTACAACTACTGGTGGGGCGACTAACTACAAAACTATGACTCGTAGTGGATTTCAATTGTATCGTCATTCACAAAAGCAAGATCCCTGGGTATTCTCTCAGGGAAATAGTACATCTTCTGCGGCAAGTATTTTTAATAATAGAATCCCAAAATTTGCTACAGGAAAAAATGTTGACGTAATTGTTGCTGATGAAGGATTTTGGTTAGGTCACATTGAATTTTATAACCCATCCGATGTTGCTGATATTAATAAGAATACTACAAACCCTGACGGTGATCCATATATCTTTGGTCCCCAAGACATGATTGAGGGTAATGTTCTCGATCCAAATGGTAGATGCTATGCTTTAGATTTGATTGTTGATGCTCCTTATTATATTGATCCAGACTTTTTTAATGCTGATCCAGGTAATAGATTAGAAACTAGATGGGATGGAACAGTTGTTCCTGTTAGTAGTGTTGCAGTGAATTGGTGGAGAAATAACACTACTACATATCGTTCAGTTGGATTTACCACTTTTGGAACTGCTTTGGTTAGTACTTCTTATACTAGAGCCAATTCTAATGGATCAAACACTAGTACTGCTTATAATAGCACTCATGGAACTCAGTGTGCTGCTGCAACTTTTGGTA